GCAGCCATCAGTGAGAGAACATGCCCTATCTGTGGAGAACTTAATGGCCAAGTTTTTGAAATAAATGAAGTTCAAGAGGGTATAAACCAACCACCAATTCATACAAGCTGTAGATGTACCCTCATATCAGTAGTAGAATAATGGTAGGAATAGAAGGCACAACCGGAAGTTTAACAAATACAACACACAGAGCAAACGTGACTGAAACAAATGAAATAGCTGTAACTCAATTCAGTGAAGGAATAGGACCGGGTACAATAGACAAATCTACTCATAATCTTTCAGTTATTCAAACAGAACATCACAAAATACATGAAGGAAACCATTTTCTTATCTCAGACTTTGATACATTAAATAGCGGGGAGAGTTTATATTTTGGTGTTATTACTCCAAACGGAAGTAAATGGGCTCACCTAACTTATGATATTGTTAGCACCCTTCTCACAGAGATAAGAATATGGGAGGGAGCGACCTTATCTGGAGGAACAACAGTAGATTCTTATAACAATAATCGAAACAGCCCAAATACAAGTTCAGTAATAATCAAATTAAATCCAACAATCTCCGGGACAACTCCTACAAGCGGGACTTTAATCTCAGCAAGTGCATGGGGTACAACTTCTCCAACTCCAAGCAAATTGGGAGTAGGAGGAGGAACATCAAGAGTAAATGAGCTTATCTTAAAATCCGGAACGAACTACATATTCCAAATAACCAGTGTAGTTGATAACAACTTAATTTCATATGATGCAATTTGGTATGAACACACTGACAAAACACAACAATTTTAAAATGGTATCGAAAGAAGAATTAAAAAGAGAAATAGAAAAATTCAATGAAGAGTTAGATTTAATAATGGAATTTTCAACTCAAATAAATTCAAAAAGGAGATTTGACCCTTGGTTATTCCTTTTATGGAGATTAAATGCTACAACTCAATAAGCTAAAATGCGAAACAGAAGGATGCAAAAATAAAGCAATGGGAATAGTTGGTGGCAAGTGGAGATGTGGAGAATGCATAGCAAGATATGCAAAGAAATTAAAGGAGCAAAACGAAAAATTGTTTTTGAAGGAAGATGGTAATAATTGATCCAGTAACAAGGCAAAGAATAGTTGCAGCCAAGCATATAGGTGACATAGAATATGAATTGGAAGGTGATGATGCAATAGTTAGAACAAATATACCTCTTATAGGGCCATGGATTGGAAGAAATGGTTCCGATTTGACAGTAAACTCAAGAAATCAACAAATGTGGGCTGGTCACGAGAACGATATACAAGGATCCGATCCCTCAATCGAATCCAAAGAAAGATTACCAGAACTGGATGTAGAGGGAAAGACTAAAAGAACTCACAGAAGGGATGTTATAAGGAGGTATAAAAGGTTAGATGACAAATGAACAAATAAAAATAAATCTTAACACAGGGGAAGACGGAATTGTGTCATTTAAGACAAGAAAGATAGTCGGAATGCTGAACTCTGTTATATTGACTACTTCTGATCCAACAGAGGTTATGATTGAGAGTTCGCTTGGATACAGAATTCTTCATAGATTTAATCATTTTGGGACAGAATATCTTGCACCAAGAACGAGAGTTACAGCACCAAATCCGATGCTAAGAGACGTGACTTTTTTTGACAAATTTGCTCTAAATGAGCAATTAATTATTAATGCAAGAGGACAGCCAAACAAGGAAGTGGAGATCATCATTAGAATAGATTAATTATATACTGCCAAAATCAATATATTTAAACTATCTATAAATAAATAGATTACTTAAAAATGCCTCTACCAACACCCAGAAAAGGAGAAAAACAGGACGATTTTATAGGTAGATGCGTAAGATTTGCAGTTGGAGAGGGAATGCCTCAAAAACAGGCATTGGCAGCATGTTTTTCAACATGGAGAAGGAGTAAACAAAAAATGGATTTGGAATTAATGTATCAAATTCCTATTGAAGAAAGAGGAATAATTGATGGGGACTTTTTAATTGCTGGAACAGCATTAAACTCTACATTAACATCTAATAATCACAAGTTTATTCCTGAGGAATTGCAAAAATCTGCAAAAACATTAATGAATGTTCCTCTTTTAGTAGATCATAGAAATGAAGTAGATGCAATAAAGGGAAGAGTAATATTTAGTGAATTTGACGAAATAGGAAAAAAAATTAATTTTAAAGCCAAGGTTATCGATGATAAAATTAAGGAAATGATAAAAGACGGAAGATTAAATTCGGTAAGTGTGGGGGCCCAGGTGGAGGACATAGAAGAAGGGGAAGACGGAACATTAATCCCACGGAATATTCAATTTAAAGAGCTTAGTCTTGTGGCTATTCCAGCAGATGAGGGAGCAACATTCAGCATAGCATTACAAGAAGCTTATAATACTAAATTAAAAGAAAAAATAGGAAATAAAATGCAAGAACAAGAAACTTACAATTGTGAATGTATAGAATGTGGTTATAGATTAAAAAGTACAAAACATTGTAGAGATATTAAGTGTCCTAAATGTGGCGGTCAAATGAGGCGAGCCGAACGTCCAGGACCAGGACAAGCAGCAGAAAAGCAAGTTACAGATATGGAGGCGCTTAGAAAAAGGAAAGGAATGAGTCCAGCAGAATTTTATGCTGCTCCAAGAGATCCACCAAGCAGTTCAGCCCTCCCTATATTTGATGCTGCACATACAAGAAATGCAATGGCAAGATTTAATCAAACCAAATTCAAATCTCCAGAAGAAAAAAGAAGGGCGAGACAAGCAATATTAAGAGCCGCCAAGAAATTTGGGATTAATGCCGATAATTTTAAGAAAACAACACAATCATTTTCAAAAGAGAGTGAAAGGAGGTTAAAAATGAGCGAGGAAGAAACTACTGAAAATGTAGAAGATAGCGAAACAGAAGAAGTTGAGGAAGCAGACGAAAGCGAAGAAGAGAAAGAAGAAGAAACAGAGGATGAAGAAGAGAAGGAAGAAGACAATAAAGACGAGGAGCTACTTGAAGAGACCTTAAAAAAGGTAAAGAAACTCGAGAAAAAAATAAAACTTCTCGAAGCAGAGAAAGATGAGGAAGAAGTTGAGGAAGCAGACGAAAGCGAAGAAGAGTAAGAAGAAGAAACAGAGGATGAAGAAGAGAAGGAAGAAGACAACGTTGAAGAGAAATATAAGATTGTACAGGGATTCGGAAGTATCCGTGGAGGCTCATTCACAATTGTAAGATGACTGCTATAAATCCATTAGGTGCAGTTGTATTGTGGGATGGTGAGAATCCAAGAACATTCACAGCGAAAGCACGAGAAGCAATCTCTGGAGGTACATTAGTTGTAAGTTCAGGTGCTGCTAATGTAGTAAGCTCTGGAGCAGACAGTTATTCAACTTCCGATATTATAGTGACACCAATCAAAGATGGAAACTATTGCAACGGTATAGCTTTGCAGAATGCAGGATCTAACGAAAACATAACAGTAGCTACAAGAGGAGTTTACTTATTGAGATCTGCAGGAGCAATATCTGGTGGAGTAGGAGTATACCCAGTATCAGGGACATCTCAGGGAGTGGCAAGTGTTCCAATCTCGATAAACTACTCTGGAACAGAAATTGGAAGAGCTTTAACAGCAGCTTCAAGTGGAAATTTCTTGCTTGTTGATTTGAGAGTCTAAAATGGCATTTAAGAGAATTCAAGAATATATCGACAGGTCAGATGGAACAGAAGGAACTTTATTGATTCCTAAGTTAATTCTGCCTACCTTAATCGAGGAAGTCGATAAAAACTTGATTCCAAGAGAGATGGCTGCAATGGTTCTCACAAATTTTCAGGGATCAACAATCAATGTGAACCTTGAAGAAGAAGGGAGCCTTGATGTGAGAGAAGTTGGAGAAGGCGCAGAGATTCCTATGGACGCAAGAGGATTCACAACTGTTGAATTTAAACCACCAAAGTATGGTGTTGCAATTAGGATAACACGAGAAATGATGGAAGATTCTCAGTTTGAATTACTTCAAAGAAATATCAGAACAGCAGGCAAAAGATTTGCAGAGAATGAGACTAAACTTATCTTGACAGCATTAGACGGATGTGGAAACGATGTATCTGGTGGTGCAGCAATAACTATTGCTAATATCACCGAAGCGATGCAGAATGTTGAAGACAATGATTATACTCCAACAGATTTGCTGGTTGGTAATGAGGTATTGAATGACCTTAGAAACATCGACACATTTGTTGAAGCAGATAAGGCAGGAAATACAGATATGCTAAACAGAGGCTTCCAAGGAACACTTTATGGAATGAACGTGGCAAGATTCAGTTCAAGCTCAAAAGTCGTTCCTGACAGCACAAACAGCAAAAAATATGCTTATGTGTTTGATAGAAGCCAAGCTTATGCGATTGCAATTAAGAGAGATATAACAGTGGAAAACTTTACTCTTCCATCATACGACATGG